GATGCAATGATTGCTAAAAACGCAGCTTCAAAAGAACAGATACGTATTGATAAAGATGCAGCAACTGCCGCTGCGGAGCGCGCAAAGGCAGAGACTGCTGCATTTTTAAATCAAGTAGATATGAATGATCGAAAAGTTGCAATAGATCAAGAAGCAGCTATTATTCAAAAAAGTTTAGATGGCGCAAATGATTTACAAATAGAAAAAATGAATATTGTAAAATCTGGTTTAGAATCACTAGCAGCTGCTCAACCAAATGTACATGGTCAATATGCCGTTATGAGCGCTAATGTGACAGATTTTACTCAAGCTTTAGATCTGCAAACATTAGGTATTAATACTTCAGATACAGCAACATTAGCACTATTACAATCTATTATTAATTTAACAAATGCAAAACTTACAGAAGCAGATGCAAGCGCAATTGAAAAAGCAGCTGAAGAAGCAGCGACAACAGCAAAACAAAATGCAGCGACAGCTACTAGAAAGGTAAATCAAACCACAGCCGATGTTGCAGCACAACAAAGATTCGCAGCATCTGCTATTATAGCTACTGCTGGTGCATTTAAAACTTTATCAGATAGCTCTGCAACCGCGGGACAAAAAATGAGTACGGTTTTACAAACCGTTGGTAGTTTATTAATGATGATGGGTGGCCCAGCTGCAATTGGTGGTGCAGCATTACAAGCAACTTCGATGTTTGTAGGTCATACTGGTGGTTTAATTAGAAATAACGGAATACAACGCTTTGCTACTGGCGGAATGGTACAAGGCGAAGATAATGTACCTATTATGGCACAAGCTGGTGAGTTTATTATGCGCAGATCCGCAGTACAACAAATTGGCGTACAAAACTTAGCTAATATGAATAATGGTGGTTCCGCTGGTGTTACCGTTAATATTCAAGGCAACATGATTGGTAATGAAGAATTTGTACGTGGAACATTGATTCCAGAAATAAATAAATCCGTGCGTGGGAATCTTGCGTAGTGGCTTTTGGAAATGAAATAAAACTTGGTGCAATTACTGAAAATTGGCTTGTAGAAATAGCCGGCGCTAGTACTACGTTACGTTTATCTTTTGCAGATTGCACTATATCAAGTAATCATTATTATGGTGTCATACTTAATTCGCCTACCATACGTGAGTCTATTGACTTAAAAGATTCAAAATCAAAAACATCTAATATTAACATTGATATACCAGACTTTATGTATGGTGGATCTTTAATTAGCGAATTATTATTTGGCGGAAGTGATAATTTTATTAATAGAGTAGTTACGGTAAAATCTGTAATTAGTAATGCTACCCCAGAAATTATTGGCTACTTTCGATTGAATCATATCTCACGTAGCATAGATAAGATTAGTTTAGAAATGGCATCCCATAGACCATGGGATTTTGTGGATTTACCATCTGTAAAAACAGCGCGTAATAATTATGTACCTATTGCATACGGTAATTATGCAAAAAATTCAAATACATCTTATTCTTCGCCTATTTTTGAAACAAGCTTAGATGGTCACTTGTATTATCCATGTCCGTATGAACAAAGTAGAACGGGTAGACAAGAGTTTAATGTTGCGATTATTGACAGAAGTACTGATGCAGAATTAGCGTATTATGATAATGGTCTAGATATTTTTATTCCATTTACTACGCCGATTTCTAACACATTTAGTCGTACTGCAAATGCATTTATTTCTACATGTGAGAAATACTTTAGACGTGGTTTTGCATATAGGGCAGATGGGCATACTGATTATCATAGTGCTTGGGCAAATGAAACGAATGCATACAATACAAATACAGGAGAATTTGCTAGTTACGATAGAACTATTTCAATGGCGTTTGATAACAATGAAGGTAGTACTGCTCAAGACTCAAGCTTATTAAAAGAAAATACAGACATAGATTTTACATTTCCAAAACCAGATGGGAAATTAAATAATGCCGTAATAAAAATAGAATTACAAGTGTATTCATTACATGGTTCTAATTTTGCATCTGGAGATGATTTTAATTTAAGAATTTTTGTAGATTGGGATGGTGGAACTAATTATGGAGATGCTTTATTTCATCGTGCTGATAATAACAATAACGGAACAAACGAAGCAGTAACTTTATCAAAAACATTTACCGTAGATGATGATGCTAGTTTTCCAGATACAATTAAAATGGCTTTTGAGTGGAATGCTCAAGATGTTGCAAATTCTGGTAGTGAAGGCTCTCAATGGACACAACGAGTATTTATTTACATTAAAGATGTAAACGTAACAGCTGAAATAATAAATGAAGAAGCAGATATAGAGCTTGCCTATGTTGCAGCTGATGGTTTACCAGCTACTACATGGAATAGTGGTAATGCAATCACAGAGATTCATCAAGCTCATCGAGATATATTATACCGCTTTGCAGATGTGACAACTGCTTCTGGTAGCATTGATGGATGGAGCGCATTAGAGACAAGTAAAGATTGGTTAATCCGTTACTGGAAACTAAATCTTACTTCTTTACAATCTGTGTTAGAAAAACTACAATATGAAGGCGGATTTATATTTCGTTTTAAGCGCGGTAATACTGCTGTGCCACAATACATTCACATCAAAGATAGTTATGGCGATAGTGACGTAGATTATACAATTACAAAGCATGATATAAAAAATATCAATATAAATATCACACCATTTAGCGATTTAATTACAAAAATGAATGTGAATGATCGTAAACATCCCACAGGCAAAAGATATACAAGATTAAGAACCGCAACATCGTCTACTGTAAGAACTGCATACAATATAGCGAGTAAAGAAAATACTTTAGACGTGAATTTGGATGCATATATTAATCCAGAAATAACAGAATATGATAATAGCACAAAAGTAGAAGACGCTAACGCAAATGATAATTTCTTTAGTTATTATTATCAAGTAGTAGGTGTACCGCGTTTAATTGTAACTGGTTCAATCGTTAACTTTGCATTTTATAATATAGATGTAGGAGATATTGTAGAGTTTGCAGATATGCAACCAGTTAAAGCCTTTAACAAAGCTTTTACAGACGTAGCATTTATGATTACATCTATAACGCGCAAAGTAGGAGTATTAGATTTTGAAGCGCAAGAAATTGCAGCAATAAGTTGAGGAAATAAAACATGAGTGGATACAATAGAATCGCAACACCAAAGGTATATCCGTGTGATTTAGCGCGGCATTTACAGTCAGGTTGGAATACAATAGCGGATAATTATTCTGTGGTACTAAATAGTGGTGCAACTTTTTCCCCATCGGTTGGAACTCTTGCGGATCTGTTTGATCTACGTCCCCAGCGTTATGTTAAAATCCCCGCAGCAACCAAACAATTTTATATACAGATTAATACTGGTCTATCTACCGATACTCTTGCAGAGTCTTCTTATATAGCGATACTAGGACATAACTTGCATGCAGCGGGTGCAAAGGTAAAAGTGATTACCGCAGATAATTCTGGGTTTACTACAAATAAAACCACTGTAAGTGATGATGATTATGCGGGTCATACTAAATTAATAAATGCCGCTTCTGATGGATCAGATGATGCGTGGTTAAATCCAACGTCAAATGGTTGGAGTTTGTTTGAATGGACAGATGATAGTAGCACAAATAACAATCAGTATTTACGAATTACAATTGGTCACGCCGATGGTACTGGTACAGACTTTGACACCGATTTATACATTGGTGCAATTATGTATGGAGAAGCTTTATTATGGCCAACACCAGCATCCGTAAATGCAAGCTATCAAGAAAGCTATGATGGTGTGCAGCAGAATACTGCGATTGGCGGATCTACGTTTAGTAATGCATCATTTCATGGGCCACCAATGTGGGCATTTACTCCATGGATGCGAAACAATGCATCAACAACAAATATAGGTGCAACCGCATCAAGTCCGTATCATTTCTACCAGCCGATTGGTCGTAAAGCATTAGACATAGAGTTTGATCATATTGCAGATACAAATCTATTTCCGCAAAATCAATACAGTACTAGCAGTTTATCACAAAGCTACGATAGTGGAGATATTAAGACTCAATTTTATGATCGCGTACTTGGGACTCACTTGCCATTTTTGTTTTCTATTTCCCATGGCAGCACAAATGAAAGCGATTACGGGATCTATCGGAATACGCAAGATTTCCAAGCTACGCAAGTTGCTGCGCAGCGTTGGAAACATAAGCTTAGTTTAGAAGAAAGTTGGTAGAAATTTTAGGGGTTTTGCAACAGTTTGCAACAGAAGTATATTATTCTCGTCTGTAAGACCTCGGATTATGATTCCGGTGCTCTAACCAGCTGAGCTACTCCGCCATATTACTTTCACTCGTCGTGAAAACATTCAAAACTAAATATGTTACAATATTGTAAATTAATGCTAAATATGCATAAAAAAGCATAAAAAAGCATGGTATTTGCAACAGTTTGCAACAGACAAAACCCCTTGGTGTTGTCTTCTTGGTGGTTAATTACGCCACTCCCATCTTGCGATTAAAAGCAGTATCAATACTATCATTTAGCTTATCCATAGTCGTAAGACTAATAGGAGCGTAATGATCTTGAACTACTGATTGTGTAGTATCGCCAATAGCATATCCAGCAAGCCTAATATCGCTGTTTTCTTCTTCAGCTAACTGAGCCTTAAGCCTACGAAGATCGTGCCATTTAAAGCTAATTTCAGTAATGTCATTTATCTCTTTAATTAAGCTGCGCATTTTAATGTAGCTAAATGGAAGCGGTCTTTCTTTGCCCTCATCTTTCCACTTCTGAAGTATTGCCATTACTACGGGATGCTGCTTGGCTAATTTGCGTGATTTCTTGCGTTTTGGTAGTAAGCTAATAGTACGTTCCTTAAAGTCAATATGATGCCATTGTAGCTCTTTCTTACGGTTTAAATAGTTAAAGCCTAACAACTCTTTAGCTCTTGCACCCGTACGAAAGTAAAGTGTACACATATCGCGTTGAAATTCACTTAAACCGGGATGGTTAAAGAGCTGCAATACTTCTTCATCTTTCCAGACTTTAATTTGTATATCTTCTAGTTCAGAGTCTTTATACTTATCCGACTTAGATACTACTTCAAAGTCAACCATGCCGCGACCCTGTGGTCCGCCATTTGTTAATGCCCACATGAAAATATTACGTAGATCTCTTAAATAACTATTGATACCACGTCTGCTGCAATTCATATCTCTATATGATTTATAGATTTCCCANCCTTGTTTTCGACCNATACCCATATCGCGATACATACCACGTATAGATTCAACTGGCGTGTCTTCTGGAAACACAAACAAAGCACTGTTCATAACGGTTTTGTATTTAGATACAGTAAGATCGTTTGTTTTATTTGCTAAAACATTGTCTTCATATGCTTTAAATACTTCGCCAATAGTAGCTGGCTTCTCTGTTTCATTATACATGGCTTTCCATGCTGGATTATTATTTGCACGATATGTCTCAATAAGATTCCAACGCTGCTGTGCTTCTTCAGCGGTTTCTTTATCTGTATGAGCTTCGCTTTTCCATGTCATGGTAAGCGGATCCTTGTAGCGCACTACGTACGGTTTCTTTGCAGTATCTTTTCTAATATATATTGAACTCATGTGTTGTCTCCTGTTTTTGTGATGTCAAGCATTGTTCTATTCCGCCTGTTTGGTGTCACGTTAATTATTCGTAAAAAACTTAATCTTACTTTCCGATTGGTGATTTACGAAATCAAACAATACACTCAGTACCGCAAGCAATTCCGAACCATCTTTTTTAACATAGCACGCATTGTATATTTGCAGTTGGTTAACAATATTATGTTTTATCGCCATCTCGAAATGTTTCTGAGTCTCATTTGGGTCAGTAATAGATTTGTCGGTTTTATCAGGATTTATTAAAAAGCCCATTGTTTCAATCGCTTTGTAGTTAGTTGCACGCTCGTGAACATCACTTGTCATATATTTATGGTGAATTTTCCAATATTTTTCAGCTTCTTCTTTATTATAACCTAAACGCTTAAAAAAATCTTGATAAAAAACCATTTCGTATTTCTCAAACTTATCGTATCTACCTTTTTTATAGACTAGCTTTGTTTGCACATCGTACTCTATATCATTCCATAGTGGCATACTTTTAGTTATTTTATTTTTATTTTTTTCTAGCGCTATAATTTTTTCTTCTAAATAACGAATTTTATCTTTTTGTAGTTCTGCAATTTGTGTTTGTAATTCAAGTAGCATATTTTCCTCGTTGTCCTCTTGGTTATTGTTTTTGGTTTGTAGTGTAATACCTTGGTTAGTGGTATGTAATGTGTAGTTTAAGCTTTCGGCTACTTTATTTAAACTTGACTCTCTTATGTTTGTAGCAGACCCGTTCAGCCAGTTATGTATTTGACTTCGCGTTACACCCGTCTTTCTTGATATGTCGCTTATATTATAATCGTTTTGTTGCATTCGATCTTGAATCATTGCAACGACTAATTTTGCTTTACTGTTATACAATGTCATGTCTATCCCTATGTTTGACGTGCACAATATAGTAATAAATATGCATATCTACAACTTTTTCCCTTTTAAAAAGATTATTAGCATACTAATATACTTCACAATGCAAGACACTAAGACTACAAATAACACACGGACAATTTATCAGTTGATGAACGAGTATCAATTAAGTTTACGCAAATTAGCGGCCTTGTCTGGGGTTTCACCTAGTATGTTATCACGTCTGTTGCATGGCAAAAGAACTTTCTTAACAAGGCATAAAAACAACATTGCTAAAGTGTTTCAATTAGACAAGGAAAACATTATATGGCCACCGAAATAGCAACGAATAAAGCTGGCTGGCTAACCGTGCAGCAAGCAGCAGAATATCTTGGAGTATCTGTTCGCGGATTAAAATATGCTGTGCAGCTAAAAAAGAGTAATAAGGCGAACAAAAGTCTTATTTTAAAACAATACGGAAACCGTACACTTATAAATAAAAATAGTATTGATTTGACCGAAACAATCATAATTAATCTTAAATGACTAGGTGGTGCTACATAGCGCTCCGCATGTATGTCTATCCTAACCATACTGTTATGGGTATCGCCTAGTGTATTTACAAATTAATATAAAAGATCGTACTGAGCGTGTTGCATTTGCAGCGGATCTCAAAGGGATACTGCGAGCTGCGAAAATACAAACTGAAGATTATAAACCGGAGATGCGTTTTGGTAAAAAAGCAGATATAGGTATTAAAGCGGAAAATATTTCATTAAAGGTTTTGGCTCAAATCGTGAGTCAAATTGAACGACGTGGGTATGATATTAAAAGCACGAAAGGCCCAGAATCTCTGAGCCTCTCGTTCTCTGCATTATCACCACAATAACACAGAAGACAACAGGAGAAGTTAAATATGGGATTATTACCAAGTAACTATAATGTTCCAGAATCTGGCAGCGGAGATCTCTATGCGAAATTAGAGCCGGGCGAAAACAGATTTCGTTTCATTGGAGATATTACTACTGGCTGGATCGTGTGGGAAGACAAGCAACCAACGCGCTATAAAGCTAAGAGTGATCTTCCAGCTGGAGCTGATGCAAAGCATTTTTGGTTTGTACCAGTTTGGATGGATGACAGTGTCAAGTTTTTAGAAATGGCACAGATGACTGTAATACGTGAATTAGCATTTTTAGATGATGCTGAAGACTGGGGTTCTTTATCTGATTATGATGTCATTGTACGTCGTAATGGTGAGGGCATGGACACAAAGTATCACGTTTCACCATGTCCTAAAAAAGCGTTACCAAAAGCTGCAAAGGATGCATGGAAAGAAATGGAGCCAAACTACAAACCAGAAAATCTGTTTGTAGAAGATGGCGTTGTATTTCTTAGTGGTTCTAAATCAGAAGATGAGGAATTACCGTTTTGATTAATGTAGCAAAAAAAGGCTACATGGGAGAAGTCGAGGTTCTTAGCTTATTTGAGAACCTCGATATACAGGCAATGCGGTCATGGGGAAGTGATGGCCGCAGCATGCGTGATCCAAATGGTAAACCTTATTTTAGCGATGTAGATATTGTTGCGATGATTGATGATTGGGATATGACTGTGCAAGTAAAACGTCGTAAAAAGTTACCAGCTTACCTCAAGTTCGGTAATTGTGACTTAGTGGCTACAAGGCAAGATCGTGGCCATTGGGTATATATATTAAGTGAGTCGACATTTAAAAGAATATTAAAAAAATGTGTTTCCAAATAAACAAAAATTATGCTGGAGATAGCATGACAAATAATAACATCTTTCTGGTTGGCGCTAAGAAGGGATCTCCAGCTAGTATTGCCGACGAAGTCGCAGTGAATAGCGGGGTCAGAAATGTTAAAAAAAATGGTCGGTCGGCTTTGGTGGTAACAGCCGTGACCCCGCAAACTTTAAAGGAGAACAAATGAATAGACGTGCAATTTTAGTTGAAGTTGTAAGCGGATGCGTCGATAAAGTATTAAAGAAGCATTCTCAGAACAAAACTACAGACCTAGCGGATGAAAATATTAGAATAGACATTGCAATGGAAGTATGCGATGAGGTGTTAAGCATTGTCGCTAAAAAAGGAGCAAATAATGGAAGTAAGTAATTGTTGCGGTATTGAATTATATGACGATTATGATATATGTCCAAAATGCTTAGAACATTGTGATAGGGAGAAACCTGAATGAGTTTAAATAAAAAAACAGTTAAGATGTTAAATGAAGAATTTGACTGGTCGGCTTATAAAAATGAAGTCGTTAAAAATCGAATAAAGCAGTTTAATACAATTGAGGATGCTGTAGTAGAAATGGATGCAGTTATACAAAGTCTTAAGGTGCAAATAAAAGCTTTAAATGAAATGATAGATTGGGATGCTATAGATATGAGTGATTTAGATGAAGACTAAAGAATTTAACGAACACAGAAAAGAGTTTTTTGAATCGGCTATGAAGTTAAGTGATGCTAAAAGTATCGAGTATACGATTAGTTCAATTGACCGCTTGGCTAACTTTAAAAATGTTGCAAGTCGATTGGGAACCACACCCATGCAAGCACTAATGGTCTATGTATTAAAACACGTTGATGCTATCTGTAATGATGCGAAAACAGATAAGCAGTTTAGCGATGAAAGCTTTTATTCAAGGGCGCAAGATGTTTGCAATTATATGGTTTTAGCCACAGCACTCCACAAGGAAACACATACCAATGAAGATAACACTGAACAAATTAGAAATGAATCTAGCACTACTGAGCGGAACAGAACGAATGATGCAGAACCACAAAAATGGTCTGAATACTCAGAAAAAGTATCTTGATCCAGATGTAAACGGTATGGCTGGGGAGATTGCAGTAGCAAAGTATTTTAATCGCTATCCAGATCTTACTATTGGGCCACATTATAGTGGTTACGATCTAATGATTGCGGGGAAGAAAGTAGATGTAAAGACTACTACCAGAAACCCCGGTTGGTTACAGGCAAAGCTTAAAAAGAAAGTAACAGACGCAGATATATATATAATGGTCACTGCGGACATGCCACACTACACAATTCAAGGTGGTGCTACAGCACAGGATCTAATCCAGCAGCACAATATTAAAGATACGGGATATGGGCCAAATTATACATTAGAGATGGATCAGTTAAGACCATTAAACGTCCTGTGGCAAAATGCATAGCATGATGAAAGGTAAGATGGGTGAACTGGCTATTCGACGTGACTTACTATCCCAAGGTTATAATTTCTATTTACCTGAAGTGGATGTAACCCAAGTTGATATGATTGTCGAAACGAGTATTTTTGCGATAAAACGCGTGCAAATTAAAACGGTTACAAAGTTAAGACGTGGTACTGCGGTTGAGGTAGATACAACCAAATATAAAGACAAGAATCGTGTTGATGTTGTAGCTATATATTATGAGCCAAAAGATATTATTGCTTATGTACCGTATGAAAACACGCATGCGATTTCACTTGCATTAGCTACAGGAAAAAACAACCAAACTAAAAATCGCAAATGGTTTTATAGCTATGAACGATTCCCGGAGTTTGCATAATGATGAAAGTAATTAGTTTAGGTTTAGGCGTTCAAAGCACCGCTATGTATATGATGAGTAGTATCGGAAGAATACCAAGAGCAGACCATGCTGTTTTTGCTGATCCGGGCGCAGAACTTCCACAAACATACGAAGTATTAGAGTATCTAAAAGATTGGGGAAAATATAATAACGGAATACCAATTCACGTAACAAAGGATAAAAACTTATTAACTGATATACTTAATCAGACTAATTCTACTGGGCAAAGATGGGCAAGTATACCAGCTTTTACAGAAAGTGGTGGAATGGTTAGGAGACAATGTACAAGCGAATACAAGATACAGCCAGTAATTAAAAAGATACGTGAATTGCATGGTTTAAAACCACGCAAAAGGATGCCTAAAACAGAGGTGTGGTTGGGCATTAGTATGGATGAGATAGAAAGAATGAAGTATAGTCAATTACCAAGAGTTGATTATTACTATCCATTAATTGAGCAAAGAATGAGTCGCGGAGATTGCATTAAGTTTTTTGAAGAATTGGTGTTTCCAGTACCAACTAAATCTAGCTGTGTTTTTTGTCCATATCACTCTAATAAAAACTGGAAAGATATGAAGGATAATCATCCAGATGAATGGCAGAAGTGTATAGAGGTAGATGAGGCTATAAGAGATTCTAGTAAGAGAGGTTTAGATGATAAGATGTATTTACATAGATCATTAATACCATTAAAAGATGTAGAGTTTGCAGACCAATTAGATTTGTTCTTTTGCGAAGAGGGGTTTTGTGGGTTATGAAATACGCTGGCAGTATAGACTACGATGATCACAATGGCGATTGGGCAGATGACATCATTTTAGGCGATGATTATAAAGAGTTTATTGAGGATATGAAAGATCGTATAAAGATACGTAAAAATGGCAGCGTCTTCTTTGCTGC